CGCAACGACGGGTTCATGATCCCTTCGTCGTAGTTGGCGCACACGGTTTGCAGGATCTTCGACGCATTTCCCATAAGCATAGCCAAGCCAGAAGCAGTTCGACCGGCACCTCCGCCGGGAGAGTTACCAGAGAGGTACTTCGGTATAGCGCTGACGTCATCCGCGAGACCGTAGAAGCCATTGAACACCTGCATCAGTTCTTGGGCGTTCGACTGCGGCTGGAAGAAAGAAATCGCTGCCTCGGTCGACCCAGCCACTTGGGGGTTGGTCGTGTGCCAGCGCTTCCACGGGAAGAGTTCCTCGCCGTTCTCCTGACCCGCGAGACGGTCGTCGTTGATGATCACCTGCGGTCCCGACGCGATGGACATATTATTCACGGCAGCTCTGAGGGTCGCGTTGCAGACTTCCTGCAGGTCACTGATCAGGTCGGGGATGCCGTTGCCGATGGGCGAGCCGGGGATCTGCTCGAACGAGGCCATGAAAAAGGGAGTACGCCGCCGGGGGCTCGGGGAGAGCTGCACCTTGATCAGGTACTGACCGATCAACCACGCCTGAATGGCGTAGTCGCGCAAAGGATCGGTGATCTGATCCGGCGTAAAACCGTACTCCAAGAGCATGCGACCCTGCACGTTTCCGTGGAACTCAAGGGTCGTCAGAAGCTGCGATAAATTCATCACCGGGTTCTCGCGGTTCTCCATCACCGCGCGTGTCGCGTCGGTGCTGTCCCAGTTCTCGGTGAGACCGGCCGAGCCGTAGTCGCGTAAAACCTTTCGGATGTTGTCGGTGTTGTAGCCGGGGAGGTCGATCAAATCGTTCAGGTCGGTGCGCGTGATGCGCAGACGATGGATTATCTGCGCGTCCTCGATGTTTGAAATTCCCGGCGTCCACCAAAGATCAAAAGGCGAAACCCGCTCCCACCACAGCTTGGCGCGTTTTGTGGGCGTCGCCTGCCCGTTCTCCCACTGGATGTCCATGACCATGCGGACAGTGGGTCCCTTGAGGCAGCAGAACGGCATCGAGGTTATATCGGTCAGCGTCTCCGACAGGGCGGTGTAGAAGTTACCCTGAGTTAAAATTTCGTCGAGCTTATCCTCGGCAATGAGGGTTTGCTCGTGCGCGTGCTTCTTGGCCGCCTCGCGCGCCGACGTCATGAGCTGAAATACGCGTTTGTGCATCTCCTCGGGGCTCGGCATCTTGCCGGGCACCCCGGGATGGATAGGTGGCGAGCCGGGCGGTCCGGTGGGATCGGGCACCGGCGGCGAGCCCATGGCGGCCGACTGCGCCTCCAAGGTCACCAGATCCTCGATATTCTTGAGGGCGTCCTGCGGTATCGTGGGGTCTGCAGGCTCCTGCAGACCCCACGCCCGGTCAGCTCCCAAGTACACGTCTCGGAGAAGCGACGTCGCGCCACGGCATTTGGCTGCAATCAGCCGGGCGTAAACCTCGGAACCGCCAAAGCGCCTGATTTCCGCGAGCTTCTGACTGTCGTATTGCCCCTGCACTGCACGAAGGCTTGCCAGCAGGCGGTCGCTCCATCCGTTGGTGGTGTTTCTGTGCCGCACCATCATGTCCCACTGGGTGCGGATGTAGCCTGCCAATCCGACGAACTGGTTCTGGAGGGCGCTTGCCGCCATCTCCATCTGGCGCTGTTCTTCGGTCTGTCGCGCTTCCGCCGCCATCATCTCGGCGTTGCCGACCGTTCGCACGAGGCCCGGTTGACGGGGTTGCTGGGGGAACGGCAGGACTTGGTCAGCGGGCATCGACTACATCCTGTGGGCCGAGGTAAGGTGCGACACTAAATTACGCGCCAAAGGGTGCAGAGCGCAATGGCCGAACCCGATTACCCGGAACCCGTAAACTACGAGCTGATGGTCTCCCGGCTGGCCCGCGAGATCGCCCGCGATCTAATTCCCATCGAGGAAATCTGCGAGCGCTACAAGCTCGACGAGGACGAATACCAGCGGCTCGTCAAGCACCCGATGTTCGCCCGGCGGCTTCAGGAAGAACTCGATATCTGGAACGCCAGCACACCCAAGGCGATCACTGAACGGATCGGTGCCAAGGCGGCAACGATGATCGAAGAAAGCATCGTCGAGGTCTACGCGCTGATCCACGACAAGAATGTTCCGATGGCTCCCAAGATCGAGGCGCTGAAATGGGCCTCGCGGATCGCAGGCGTCGGCGAGCGGGATACAGCCCAGCAGAGTTTGGGCGAACGGGTGAGATTTAACATCTACATCGGCGAGCAAAAAGTTTCGTTCGACAAGGAGATCACCGACACCAAGACCATCGAGGGCACGTCGGTGCTGGTCGACAAGGCACCTCTGTGATGCAGCTCGAATTTTATTTCCCGGTGCCGGGATTTCCACACGGTCTGTCGTTCAGCGCGTTCGCGATGTTCTGGTTCATCAACCATGGACGTTGACTATCACGCCCCGCCGACCGTCTCGCAGTTCATGCAGTCGGACGCGTTCTTCCGATTGATCGCCGGACCCGTCGGGTCAGGCAAAACAACAGGCTGCATCTTCGAGCTGATGCGCAGGTCCCTGATGCAGGCTCCTGCACCAGACGGATTTAGATATACCCGCTGGGCGATCCTGCGACAGACCTTGGGCCAGTTAAAGCACACGGTCCTGAAAGATATCTCGCACTGGTTCTCCGGTATCGCTCACTGGAAGGTGTCAGAGAGCACGGTCCATTTCCAGTTCGGCGACGTGCGCTCCGAGTGGATCTTACTCCCACTCGAAGAGCCCGAAGATAGACGACGCCTGCTCTCGATGAACCTGACCGGCGCGTTTGTTTCCGAGTGCATCGAGATCGACTACGAGCTGATGAGCGACGTCGCCGGTCGCTGCGGAAGATTTCCGCTGACCACCGAGGGCGGAGCCAGTTGGTACGGCATCATCGCCGACACCAACATGCCCCCGGAAGGCACCGCTTGGCACGGCGCGATGATCGACCCGCCGCAGGACATGCAGGTGTTCACGCAACCGGGAGGTCTCACGCCGCAGGCCGAGAACCTGAATTACCTGCCGCAGACCGAGGTCACGGCCAAGCTGCCGGTCGACGATCCGCAGCGTATTGCACAGGGGAGGCTCTACTATGAAAGGCTCGCGCGCTCGAACAACGAGAATTGGGTTACCCGGTATGTCCATGCCCAATTCGGGCCTGACCCCAGTGGCACTGCAGTTTACGCAGGCGCGTTCCGGCCGAGTTTCCATTGCGTGGATCGACTGGAGCCTGTACCGGGCATGCCTCTCTACGTTGGTCAGGACTTCGGACGCAACCCATGGGCCATCATCTGTCAGGTCGACTACAAAGGAAGATTGCTAGTTCTGGAGGAAGTCGCCTCCGACGACATGGGTCTGATCAAGCACTGCCGGGAACATCTCCGCCCGCGCATGATGCAGGCGAGATATGCCCAGCTTCCGATGGTGGTGATCGGCGACCCGGCGGGCATCGCGAAATCCCAGTACGACGAGCAGAACGCGTTCGATATCCTGAAAACCGAGCGGTTCCCGTGCGTGCCCGCGGGCACCAACGACATAGATACGAGATTACGCGCGGTTGAGTTTTACTTGCTGCAGCAACGCGACGGCGGCCCGGCGATTGTTTTCGACAAGTCGCGCTGCCCCAAGCTGGTGGCCGGGATGGCGGGCATGTACCGCTACTCCAAGACGAGCTTGGACGTGAGCAAGCCGCTGCCCGACAAGAACCCTTGGAGCCACGTCGCCGACGCTCTCCAGTACGCGGCGATGGCGACCACGGGAAACACAGCTCGCGCGGTAGCACGTACTTTACGCCCCAAGCGGCAGGCCAAACAACGCATCGGCGCGGCGGGCTGGACCTAAGTAACCCTCATCAGGTGACGACGATCTGGTTGGAGGCGATGGGGGCCGAAGACCCCACGCCGTTGGTCGCCACCATGTTGCAGACCGCCAGCTTGCCGACGTCGCCCGCGACGCGGGTGTAGGTGCTGGCGTTGGTGCCGACCACCACGCCCGCAACCTGCCACTGGTAGACGCGGCTCGTCGGCTCGCCGTTCCAGTTGCCCAAGGTGCAGCTCAAGATCGCGGCAGCCTGACTGATGAACGGCGCGTCGATCACGGTCGGCGGGTCGACCGGCGGGATGTCGCTGTCGATGATGTGCGCCATCTCGTCCTGCAGGTGGCGCGGCGTGCGCACCATGACGTACTCGCGCGCCGATCTTATCGCCACCGGCTTGAGCTTGTTATAGATATCCTGCGCGTGCTGGACGTCGGTGGTCATGGTCAGCCTCTAGCGGGGCACGCGCGGATCGTAGGCCGGGGCCTGCTGGATGTTACCCGCATAGGGCGGCAGGTTGGGATCGGCGTTGGGGTTGGCGTCAGCGCGCGAGAGCGCGTCGCCTGCGGGCGGCAGCGGCCAGTCGGCGTCGATCTTGGCGACCATGGCCTCTTGGTAGAGCGCCGGGGTACGCGCCAGCACGTAATCGCGGGCGGCCTGCGTGGCCTGCGGCTTGAGCTGCTCGTAGAGCGCGTCGACCGCGGCCTGCTCCTCGGGGGTGAGCGCGAGCGGCTCGACGACGGGCTGGGCGGTGAGGCCGATCTGCGGCGGGTAGAGATTAGCCATGGGGGTGGGTCTCCCGTGCTGGTGCTTGAGGGCACGGGAACCCTACGGCAAATAGCCGGGAGGCGCAATTACGGGCCGCGGGTAATATGCTTGACCACCCAAAAAACGGCTTCCTCGATCTTGGTCTTGGCGAGCGAGAGTTCACGGCTCTCGCCGAGGTGGTCGCACATCGTGACGAAGTTGAGGCCAGCATCCTTGACCAGCTTCATGTTGAACTTCTCCTGATCGTCGAGCACGCGGTACTCGTGGCGCATCACGTTGTTCACCACGCGCTCGTCGGACGTCGAAGGCACGAACTCGGGATTGGTGTCGGGGGTGGTCGAGGGAAACTTGGTGCCGATGTTGGCCAGCGTTTCCTTGTGGTGGGCTTCAGTCATGGGGCTCCTCCTCGGGGCTCTCGGGAATTTTCGCGCCGCCGATGAGGGCCAGCGCGTCGTCGATTTTCTTCTGCAGTTCGCGGCGCTCGTCTTCGAGAAGTTTTATGTAGGCGGCAGCCTGCTTGAGGCGGGATATCACACCGGCACGGAACGGCGTCATCGGCTCGGTCGTTCCATCGGGTCGACGATATTGGGCGAGCAACGTCTCGGAGAACTGCACGAGCCACTCGCGGTGGTTCATGCGGCGCAGCAGCAGGGTCTGCGCCGTGATGGTGTCCTCGGGCGTGCCGCCGTTGATCTTCATGGCTGGGTTTATCTTAAGGGGTCGAGGTATGCCCGGGCTGCGGCGCGTCGACAACCTCCCAGTCGCCCGCCAAGAGATCGCTCTGGCTGGCGAGCCACGCCACGAGTTCATCCTGCGCGGTCTTCATCACCAGCATGGGGCGGATCGGCAGCAGCTCGCCCGACGGCGTCGGGTAGGCGAGGTCGACGTTGTCGACGTAGCCGACCCAGAGGTTACTCGCGCTCCACCCGGCACGACGCAGGCGATGGCCGTGGCGCATGTGGTTGACGGCCCAGCCGATGCCGCCGAAGTCGATGGTACGTGCTTCCATGGGTACGCTCCTGACAGTGGGCAGACCGTGGACGTGACAGTACAGCGCGTGAAGTCGGCTGGCGAGGTCGTCGACCTGCAGCGCCAGCCCCTCGTAGCCCGTTGCCATCTTTTTCTCCTCGCCCCGTTGCATGTTATGCCGGTAACACTCGCACTTGGGCCAGTCACGGATGTTGGCTCCGCACATGGCGCACCAGTAGTCGTAAGGATCTTGGCCGGGGCGCATGGTCAGCGCCTTTTTCCTGCGAGGGTCTCGCTGACGCGACCCGAGTTGACGCCGACGCGCAGCCCGATCCGCATCTGGCTGTCGCTGGTGGTGCGCGCCAGCCTGCGGATTTTTGCCTTCAGCGCGGGCGTGAGCGGCGCGCTCTTGGGCCGCGTCATGCGGACCGGCTTGCGGCGTTTCATGTGGGTGATGATATTACGGACGCGCCACGCATCGCCGCGCAGCCCGCGCGCCGTCAAGTCCGCGGCAAGCACTTCGAGCATGCCGCGACACTCGGGGATGGTGAGGTGCTTACGCGCCCGGCTCATGCAGCGGCACGTTCACGCTCGCGGTCGCGCCGTTCGGCCTGACGCTCGTGGTGCCATCGCGGCGCGGGTGCTTCGAGGCCCAGTGCCTGCTTGATCGTCCAGCCGCGTTCGAGGCGGCGATAGACGGTCAGGTATTTCACTTGGCTGTAGTCGCGCACCGCGTCGGCAAGGGTCATCTTGCGGCCCGCCAGCGTCACCGTCGGGCTGGTGGCACGATGGCCCGAGACGATGCGATAGCCCTTGGCGATGTAGCGCTTCTGGACATTGGCCACGGCAGCGAGGGAGTTATCCCCGTCGTGACGGTCGTCGGCGCGCTCGACACAGAAAGTGTACTCGTCGCTGGCATGCTTGGGCAGGTCCCTGATCGGCCAGTAGCACTTGGGGTCGGCATCGTAGGTCAGCAGCATGTGGCTCATGCTGTGCGAGCGCTTCTGGAGATTACCCGTGTAGCTCACGTAGGCGTACTTGCGCCTGCGGTTGACGAGGGCAAAGACCCCGGGCTTGAGGGGGATTTCGTCAGGGTTACGGTACATCATCTGGTAGGGGTCCTTCTCATGAACGCTAACGTAGGGCACCGGGTTCTTAATGTCAAGTAGGTAGATTGGTTGCGTGGGTTTTGGGTTTTTTATTTTTTGGTCCGGTTCACGACAATAGTTTCCATTTGAGGGCTGGGGTTTTTGGGTTGGGGATATTTCAGAAAGATCAAACGCCCCACCCCCGGCCGCCGCCCCTTGGCCATGTGCCGGTGCCGGTCGGCTCATGGGCCGATGATCTTACCCGCTGCCTGTAACGCGCCACTCACGCTCGCGCACCACGCAAACGCGCGGACGGCAAACCTTATGATACGGCCAAACAAAGGAGGGCCGCTCACATGGCGAAGATCAAAACTACGAAGGCCAACAAGGCCAAGACGATTGCAGCGCCGCTGCAAACCGAAGTGTCGTTCAACAAAAACGGCAAGCACGTTAAGGCGATGATCGAAGCGGGCATCGCCGCCGAGACCAGCGTGATTTCCAACGCGGTCGTCGCGACGATCAAAGCGGGATGGCTCGCGTGCAAGGCTGGCGAAATGACACCGGCTCATGCGGACCACGTGCTGATCGCTATTCGCGCCGGTGTCGCTGCCGCGAATGACGCAACGGTGAAGCGCGGTGAGAAGCTCGACGGCGCGCGTGTGTCGGACACTCGGACTGCGCTGAAAATCTTCGACTGGAAGTGTCGCGCCAATCTCGTCGACGTGCTCGCGACGATTGAGACGCTCACATTCGAGGGTCTCGTTTCCATCGTGCGTTGGATGAAAGGCACGCCGCAGAAAAAGGCGCACTGGAAGGCGGACCTGATCACCGCGCCGTCGAAGGCCGAGCTACTCGGCGTCATTCGCAAGGTGAAGGGCCGCACGTCGAAGGGCGGCAAGCGCGGCGGCTTCAAAAAGGGCAAGGGCGTTGTCGGCATGCCGATGAGCGATGCGGTCGCTGGCTTGGGCCACGTGTTGAAGTGCGCCAAGGCTTTCAACAAGGCGCACGCTTCGCACTTCGCTTCGGCGGGTGATCGCAAGCTCTTCGCCGCCGTGCTCGACAACATCAGCGCGTGCTTCGCTCCGACGCGGGCGCTGATCAAGTCCCGCGAGGAGAAGGCGGCGAGCGACGCTGCCAAGTAATCAAGTGACAACTAATCCCCCGACCGAAAGGTCGGGGGATTTCTTTTGCCTTCGCGCTTACCCGGAACCGGGTAAGCGTGATTTTTTGTTGCGCGTTTGCAGCGCCGCTGCAAACCAGCATTAACCCCGGAGCTGACATATGATTTCGGAGTTGATGGAATACCACGCATGGTATTATGTGGAGGCGCGGGATATGCGTGCGGCACTCAGAACCACCACGGGAGCATTAGTTTCCATTGTATTCGGCGGCGCTAAGTTGTTGGCAACGCACGAGAATTTGTTTACGAGGCCGCGGTTCGCCGGATATGGGGGAGCATTGCCGTCGCCTAAGTATCTGATCTGCCACGGTTATCCTTAATAATATATATTATCTCTGTGTTATAACACAGAGTATATATATGCAACCGGGCTGGAGGGATTATTGACGGTCGCGACCCCCCAACACGGAGGGTGTTAGTTTTCAAAATCCTGCCTAATTGCCTAATTCAAAACGCAAGTGATTACAGTCACTTGCGGCCGATGAATTATCAACACCGCTTTGGACAATTGGTTTGCAGCGCCGCTGCAAAGCCTTGACACCCTGTTTTCGGTGCTCTATAGATATCTGTCGATAACATGGAGCATCTTATGACATTTGGAAAACGCAAGTTAATTCTCACGATATCTGACGCTAACGCTAGATTCCTGCAAGA